ATCAATATGCTGTAAAGTGTTTCCACTATAATAAAGTTCTGCTGAACCAATTGACTTTTGATTTCCGCCAAATCTTAAATCATGCTCATATGCATCCAAGATATAACGAATATCTCTTGCACACTTGGATCTGTATAAGTTCCATGGAAGATTTGGATACTTATCAACAACATATCCAATTGATTCTTCAACAATAAAGTCTTTGTTGAATCTAATCTGATTTGCCGAGTCTAACCATCTACCGCTTCTCTGAAAGAAGTTTCTTACTTTCTTTAAGTATTCTGCATTTAAGGTGTCGGATTTATACTTAAATGATCTTCCATAGAAAGATTGAGATGGTACATTTTGACCTTCTGAAATTCTTTCTCCAAGTGGAGCACTTGCAAATGTAATTGAAGTTCCAGTAACTGTATAAGCAATTCCTGGTTCCTGAACTACTCCGTCAATTGTTATGAGTAATTGCTCTTCATTGTAAGGAGTAAGTGCTGAGTTTGTCTTTTTATCTAATAGAGTAAAAGTTTTTGTGCCTACCACTTTTCCAGTATTCTCATCATATTCTCCATCAAAAGGAGCAGAAAGAATCACCTCAGTAGCATAAGTTTCTGCATTACTTTGACTATCAACAGAAACAGAACCGATACCTCTTTCTTCTGATAGATTATTAAAGTTCACAAAAGTTTCTTTAATAGTTCTTCTTGTAGATAGATTTGAAACATTCTTTGGTTCTAAATTGATAATTGTAAAATTATTAGAAGAAGAACTTGCAATTGTAGATTGACCAGAAGATTCTACTATAACTTCACCGAATAATTTGAATCCAGCTGGATGTGTTGTTTCTTTAATCAAATTTCTCCAGACATTTATTGGAGTCTTTGACCTAACAACATAAGAATAATCTTGATAGAAATATGAATCTGTAATTCTTTGTGAATTAGCACTCAGTTTACCTCTATCTGATGTATAGAATCCAATGTTGTCGTAATAAGTTTTTACATTTGGAGTGAATGATGAGGTTAATACATCAATAACTGTTGCAGTATTTCCCCTTGCCTTTCCTCTTAAAGTAAGACCTTTTAAGAACTGACCAGTAACATTTCTAACTTTTAAAATATTGCTTCCATTTTTCCATCCATTCTTTGATACTTTAGCAGTTGCATAGACTGTACCATTATTTTCAAGAACTACTTCTTCTCCAAAAGCAAAAGCATTGTCAACAAAATTGGAAAGTACTAAAATAGTATTTGAGAAAAATTGTCTTGAAAGAGTATTATCATTGGTGTATAAGAATCCACTATTTTCTACTTTAATGCTTTCTGGAACACCAATGTCAAGAGAAGTTAGGTACACCTTTGCCGAAGATTCTACAACCTTTACTAATGGTTTTTCTGTATAACCCTTACCTTTATTTTTTAGAACAGCAGAAACTATTTTACCATTTCTTACAACTAAATCAATTTTTGCTTCTGATCCGTTTCCAATCACAACTGCTTTTGGATTTACATAATTATTTCCAGAAGAGGTTAAAGTAATTGATCTAATTCTATTATTGATAGAATCATAATTCACATCAATTATTGATTCTAATGATTTTCCTGGAACAACTCCAATAACTGATGGAATTGAAGTATAATCAGAACCAACATTATCAATTTTAATTGATTTTATTCTACCAACAGCAGAATTATTTGTAGTTGTATACTCTATTGTTCCCGATCCATCATATTGCGGATTTAATGTATATTCATACAAGAATCCTGTAGGTGTGGTAAAGATAACTGTTTTCTCTCCCTGTAGTGGGTCATTTATTAGAGAGAAATAATTATCAAAAGTTTCAACATCATCATTTCTATCAAAGAAATAATATCTTGCAAATTGAGATTCTTCTCTCTCAGTTACCAAAGATCGACCACTAATAACATTGTTATTATTAAATGTTGATCCAAAGAAATATCCGTAGTTTGCTCCTGGTTTTACTTTAATATAAGAGCCAGATGATCCTGGAGCAACATCTGATCTAAAAGTATCAAGAGCAAGAATATTTCTATTAATACTATAAGAAAGATCAAAAAATGTGTCAGTCATTGAAGAATGACTGGTATCAAATTTATAACTATAATTTCTTTGAAGTTCTAATCCGTTTAAAACATCAAAGTTAGTATTATCTTTTGAGTATTGGAATCTGTTGTTAACATCAATTAGATTGGTAATGTTCACTCTCTTTGATGGTGTGCTTGCATCATCAAATGAAGTACTCAAGTTTATAATGTTTGGGTTTGATACCCCATATGCATATGAAACAAGGAGAGTTTGTGTATCTTCATCATAAGATTCCACATAAGGATCAGCGGGATTTCCAGCACCAAGTTGAGAACCAATTGTAAACCTGTACTTTGGATTTGCAAGTCCAACTTGAGTACCATTATAGTGATCAATTGGATTGGTATTATTTTGTGCTCTTTCAACAATTACTTTATTGAGTGTTGAATCAACAGAAGTAATCTTTACAACTTCTGATCCAACTTGTAGCAAATCATCATTTGAAAGACCTCTAACATTAGTTAAGAATAGAGAAGAATCTGTTGATGAGAATCCAACATGATCAATAATTGCTAAGTAGTCTCTATCAGTTGCAGAAGATCCTTTATCCAAATCAGAATCCTTAAATGATATACTATCACCTCTTCTGTAGTTGTTTCCTTTATCTGTAATTACAACTGATGAGATAACACCAGGATTAAAGACAACAGATGAAACTGCTCCCGTAATTATTGGAGAAACTCCAGAATTTGTCAAGGTAACTACTTTTGTATTAACATCTACTGAAGAAACTACAGTTCCGCTTGCAATGTTTTGACCTTTGACAGATAAACCAACGAATATATTTGATGTATTGTCAACTGTGATTGTATTAATAGCACTATTAGATGCGGTAACTGTCTTAGTGTATCCAACAGTTACCGTTGCTTTTGCATTGTATGGAGCATCTTCAATACCAATTACAGCACTTGATGTATTTCCTACAGTTTGTCCTATTTCATTTCTTGCATTATTTTGATTGAAGAATAAAACTTCTACATCAGTGAATGTGCCACCACCATAAGTACTGGTTGCATAATCAGATCCTGCTACAAGAGTATCAATTCTTCCAATGCCCGTATCTTCAACAGTTGAAAAATATCCAGGTTTTCTTAGATTTACTCTTTGGTATTTCTTCTTTCTTATATAATAAGTTGTTTCTGTAGTTGAATCATCTGGATCAATTGTGATATTTACCTTATCGTTAACACCAAGCAGATGTTCTCCGTCAGTTCTTACTAATGCAACATTTGTTTTTAATGAAAAGACATCAATACCCTTGCTTAAATCTAAAATTGATAGAATTTTTGTTCCAGGAGTATCTGTTAAATTGTTGCTCACAATTGAATATTCATCGTCAATAACAAATGTTCCAGTCAGCACTGAAATCTTAAGAGCATTTTGGTTGTTAATAGTTTCTAAAACCTCTGCAGTTGCAATAATGGAATCAACACCATCAAAAAGACTTACAGTAGAACCTGCCAAAAAATCTCCTTGTTTATCTAAAATAAGTGTTTGAATAGTTCTGTTTGAATTAATCTGATTAGTTGTATTAAAAGTTCCTGTTACAGACCTTAAAGCAAACTCAGTGGAATTAAATGAATCTCCATATACAGTTCCAGTTGCACCAGTAACTTCTTGGGTTACTGTATCGCCATCAAAGAAATAAACTTGTTCAGAAGTTGTTACCTTTACAACCTTTGTTTGTAGTGCTTCAATTGCGTCAACATCTTTTCCATACACTTCTTTTACAGACGCAGCGGCACCTGATCCAGAAGTTGTTGAATTATTATCAATAACAATTTGACTTCCGACAGAGAAAATAGATGGAGAAGATTCTACAGAAGCTCCAAAAATAGTTCCCTTGGTCGTTGATTTAATCAACGCTGATGAATTATATCCATTTGCAATGTAATCGGAATAATTTAATCTCTTACTACCTTTTGGAACTTCATTCTGAGAAAGAAGAGAATCATAATTAGAACTTACTGGAAGAGAATAAAAGTTTTCTCCAATAATGTATGGGAATGTTGGATTATTGAAAGAATCAGTTGAAATGAAGTATGCATAAGTTCCTTCTGGATATTCTGGTGTTACACAATATCTTCCATTATTCTTATCTAATTTTGTTCTTCCAGTGTCTTTTGATTGAACCCACTGATAATCATCAATAAATGTTCCCAATGGATAAGTTGTAGTTGAAGGACCATCACTTCTTGTTGTTTTTAAATTATAACCAGAAGTTATCCTTGAAATTGTTGAAGAGGTATCACCTGGATCAGAATACCCAAATGAACCATAAATTGGATTTCCGTCATATGCATACCCAAGAATCTTTGAGTGTGTTTTGGTTGCTGGTTCTTGTAAAAGCGAATTTAAGTTATCGCCAACTCTTTCTCTAAGCTTTAATGGATTGGCAACAATACCATATCTCTTTCCGCTGGTTGTAAACAGATCATCAAAAATATATCCATTTGCTTGATCAAGTGAATTTTCTAATTTCTTATATCTGTTCTTTACCCATCTTCTAATTTGAGCAGTAGCAGTAGCACCAGTACCCTGTGGAATAACAGTAACTTCTATTGTGGATTGAGTGTAGAGTTTTCCTTTGTCAAGTTGAACATAATCAACAATTTGACCAGTTTCAGAAACAACTGCTTGATATGAAGCAAATCTTCCCCTACCACTTCTATCAGTAATAACTAAAGTTGGTGGAGTTGAATAGTATTCTCCTGGGTTTGTAATTACAAGACTTGTAACCTCTCCATTAGTTACAATCGCTCTAATTTGAGCATTTCTTCCAGATGTAATTGTGATTTCTGGATCTTGAGTATAAATCGTATCATCGTCAACAACAATTGATTCTACAGTCTCGCCAGAACGAATAGCAGTTGCTTTTCCAGAAACATCATTGATTAAAACATAAGGAGCATTTTTATATCCAGATCCTTTCTGTGTTATTGAAGTTTTTACGATTTTACCATATTTGACAAATTCTTCATCCTTATGACTGAATGCTAAAGATCCATCAACAAACACACCAACATCCTTTTGAGATGTTTCGTAAACTTCCGTGGTTTGAATTGGATTTTTTCTTATAATCTTTAGATTTTTTGGATCTACTAAAGAAGCAGAAACCCCAGCAGTCAAAATATCATATGCTGGATAACCAGAAGAACAAATATAATAAAATTGATCATCTTCATATATTGCAGAGACATCAGCAATATACTTCTGTAATTGTGCTTGAAGAGTTGGATTTGTGAGTACTGTTGGTGCTGTGTTCAATTCATTAACAAACCATCTTACAGTTTCAGATGAAGAATCATAAATTACTCTGTCTTTAGTTTCAAAACCAGGACCAGAGATTTGAATATCATCTCCAACTTCAGAATAAGGAACAACATTTTTGTTTTGTAAATTATACAAAACACCAAATACCATTAATTCTACTGTTTCATACTTTACTGGAGTGTAATCATAAACAGTTTCTCCAGCAGAATGACTTGAAGAAGATGATCTTGTATCAAGATAAAACTGCTTTACATTTTTCTCAACAAATGAAAATTTTTCGTTATTAATATAGAATGATCCAGACTTTGACCATCCAAGAGTTGATTCTACAGTTACTCTATCACCTTTAACTGCGCTGGATAAAATATTTTTTTCTAACTTAGTTCTTGAAGCAGAGATAAATCTGCCATTAACAGTTGCTGGATTTAAGATGATTTCATAGATCTGCTCATCATCAGTTCCACCAGCTGGTCTGACATTATCAACAATAGCAGATGCAAAATTACCAAGACCATCATTTTGTACAATCTGATTACCAATCAAATCATTAATATCACCAGAGACTAACTTTGCTTTCAGTGAATAAGTAGTGACCCAATCAGAAGTTGATGCCTTAAGTGTAAAATCTTTTGGATTGTAAGTAGTGGGAACATTTTCAACATCTCTTGCAATAATAGAGTTGAAGACAAACTTAATTGATGTCTCAGTTCCTTTTACCTTGTAAAAGTCAGTAATATTCTTAATGAGAGTTCTTTTATCAATTTCTCTCTTTAAGTATGCTTCTGGGAAAGAAGCAAGATTCTCATATTCAAAATTCTTGATTAGTGCATACAGAAAAAGATTGCTGATATTGTAAACAATAGCACCATTTTGATGTGATGCTGCCTGAGTTGTTACAAATTCTGTGCTTTCGTATAGATCTCCAAGAGTAGTATTGCCACTAACACCTCTACTAACCTCAGAGAGAACATTACCACTTCTTGATTTGTAGAAACAAATCTCATCATCAATTTTTACATATCCATTCTTTTCTGGAAATGATGAACCATCTACAAGTGTGATAGTAGTATCTGAAGGTGTGATAATACCATCAAGTGAAGAACTTTGACTTAGTAAGTTCTCCTCATAGAAATCAATGTCCCTATACTTCTCAATATTATTAATGACATCAAGAGGTTGCCCCTGAGACTCAATTTGCTCGTAATACTTCTCTAAGAAACGAGTAAACTGTGGGTATTCAGTGGAGATAAATGAGGGGAGCTGATCCTCAATAAGATAAGAAATCTGCCTCTTCTTAACGACCATCTAAGTTACTCTTGATATACTTGAAATTTGCTCTTCGGAACATCTACATCCAGGTAGACTTCTCTCTTTGCAACAATATCATTTGATCTTGGTTTTACTCTAAGTTCAATTTTATTATCGGCAAAACTGCCTTTAATGATAGTTAAATCATAAAGCATTATTTCACCTTTCTCATAATTAATATCACCCTGAGAGTCATTCAGAACGATCTTGCTGCCTGTAAGAGGATCCAATCTATATAGGACGATTTTGCCACCCCTATCTTCCAAATACACTGTCCTTGTTGGATATTCTGATACAACAAACCCAGTTGATGACATGACTGGATTATCGCAGTCAATATCAAATGCATTTTGATAACAAACCTCATAATAGAATGAAGAATTGATTTGAGGATAAAAATCTTTCCTCATTGTTACCGTTGTGAGGTTTGAATTAATTGAACGATCTGCATCGTCAATAACACCTACAAATTTACTATATCTAAACTTACCGTTAAACTTTTCTGTATCAGATCTCTGGATGTAACTATTGATTCCAGAGATAACTTTTGATCTAATCTGTTCTTGTGATTCTTCTGTCTTTGAAGTATCGTAGTAAATCTTACTATCAAGTTCAATATAAAGAATTGAAGGATCTAAAATTTCTGGTGTTACAGAAGCAACCATGTACTTCTTTAAATCATTTTTAATCTGTTGTTTTGTGACAGATGATAAGAAAGCAGAATTTGATGGTTTGATTGCCAAGAATACTTGACCATATGCAGGTGGTTCTTGCTCTTCACCACCAAAAGTGATGATATCTGCAATTGCTGGATAGATGTTCCTTGCTATGGCAGCGTAATCCTGTGCTGTAACCGCCCTGTTCTGCGTTCCAAAGTACTTTGGGGCATTATACTTGATTGTGTCAATACTCTCAATCTCAGCGCCTCCTGACGCTGCTTGTGTTTGAGATGAATTGATTGAAACAGTGAATGGATAATTAGTGTTTCCACTGATATCAGAGAACACACCATTGAAAGTGAACTCTTTTACTCCGTTAGTATCAGGTCCATTAGTAATTAAGTAGGAAATCTCAATCTTCTGATTGTTCTCCAGTTTCTTACCAAGAACACCATCACCAAAGAAAATTTCATATCTTTCGTCTTCAATCTCACTTAAGAAGTAAATCTTTGATTCCGAATCTACATCTAAGATATTATTTGCATACTTATACTCATCAAACAATGAAGTCTGAGCACTTGCATAAACTCTAACTCTAATTGTAGATGTATCAACAGATTGGTTTTCAATAATATATCTCTGGTTCTTAAGAGATGTATTAACCGTATAAGTGTTTGTTACTAAAGTTCCTTCTTTAATATCAATATTGTCAAATGCAGCAGTCCCTGAAACGATTGACTGCTTTATATCATCAACAACAGAATATTGATAAAGAGTATTATCGTAATTTGCAATGAATCCTGTTCCTTTCTTCAGGATTATTTGACTATCAGTAGGAATAGATCCACTAAAGTTTACAGTGAATGATACTTTTGCAGTTGGTGCAATAACTGACTTTGGAGTATATCCAAGTTGCTTTGCTAATGCAACAACATTATCCCTTAGAGTTGCAGACTCCAAGAACAGCTCATTAACAACCATATTGGTGTTAAATGCTGTATAGTAAGTGTTATATGCAAGAACATCTAATAGAACACTTAAAGTGGATCCTTCAAAGTCATAATCGGTAAAGTCCGATGTACTACTGATGTACTCTTTAAGAGCTGTTCTTATTTGATCGTAATCTAAATTAGATACCTGTGTGTATGGCATTATCGTGTTCTCTCTAAGAATACCTCAAGTCCGATAATCTCATCATCTCTACCAAGGATTTTTATGGTCATATCAACATCATAACCGTTTGAATCATAATTTGGAAATACGTCAATAGTGTCAACTTTTACTCTTGGTTCATAATTTAGTAAAACACGATTGATTTCATCTTTGATCAAACCACTTGTAGCAAAATCAAAAGGTTCAAACAACAAATCAGGAATTCTGGATCCTAAATTTGGTTGAAAGAACCTTTCGCCAGTACGTGTCTGAAGTAAATTAGAAATCGCCTGCTTAATCGCACCAGAATCTTTTGAAACAATCAAGTCATTAGTGACTGGATGTTTCTTGAATGTAATATTCAGATCCTTATAAGTAAAAGATGCTGGCATTAGATGAGACTTTTTTTATATTTATCCCATCTCTATGTAGATCACTCGTGCCAACGCTCTACAAAATCATCAAACCCTCCAGAACCGCCACAGGGGCGTGATAAACGATCTTCAGGTAGATCGTATAGTTCGTCCCTTTTCTTTGCCTTCTGGTGCTGTTTAAGGTACTTCTCACTGTCATGTTCAGTGATCAGTGTCATACCCTCCTCAAGAAAATCATTACTTTTATCAACTGGAAATAGTCCCATTAGTTTGCTCCGCTAAAAAAGTTTGTTTAGAACTTTTAGAGGGGTTACTATCCCTCTCGGTTGGTGTTTGCCAGAAATATTCATCAGTGTCTCCAAGACGCCCCCAAGAGGTTCCATTCTCTACTTGATACTCTATGGTGGAAACCTTGAAATCAGGCACATAGGGCACCTCAGGGGTGATAGAGAGGTCATATAAACGCATCCTATTGTTTGGATATAATCCAAACTGTCCATTTTCTAATGCAATACAATTATGACTCTTGTGCTCCTGTGGAGTTTCACTTACATTATTATCTATCACATCAATATTTGCATGATAGTTATCTAATGTAAACAAATATTGTCCTTTCATGAATCCATGATCTCTTGTATACACTTCACAATCCATTGAACTAATGAATCCTTTATTGATACATACAACCCCATAATCCATACAATTCCAAAATTGTAGATTCTCTAATGATAAGTCCAAGTTCGGCGATTTTGGCTTTCGGAGAAATGCACTTATCGGTAACTTATCATATAATGCCCCATACTCTGGTAAGTATGTCTCAAAATAAAAAGCACGTCCAGGTATTGACTTTGCCGATACCCAGACGCCTTCAACAAACTCCCCATGACCATCTTGATGATCTCTAAGATACTCTTTTCTTACGTAAACTTTCTTAGCAGGAAGATTGCAAATTAAATTCATTTACCTTGACCCCTGTAGGGTTTTCTTGCCTTGTTACGACTTGTTGCCGCATACTTTGTATTCTTCCCACATCCCTGACGAGTGTTCTTGGGAGTGGATTCAATAATCTGCTTACCGCTAATACCAACTTTTGATCTTGCCATAGTTAAATTTGTGTACCAATCTGTATTGTAGGGTAACTAAACGGTCCTGTCAAGGTCCTTGGTGTACTTACCCCAGTAATTAAATCTGCCTCATCTCCAGTTACTGCGAATAACTGTCCATTAATAAACACATTCTTGTTAATGACTGGATCGATCCTTCGTATTCCTGGTTGACATGGCAGGGGAATTAATGGGTTGATCTTTATCCCAGTAACTTGATCAGGTAAATTTAATGAATTATATATTTCTACTGCTTCACCCTCAGCAAATACATTCGGTGACACATATGGCGCACCTCCAAGTGGTGTAGCAGGATATTCACAATTCCCATCTATACTTAATGTATCTACTGTTTCTGGTCCAACAATATTTGGCATTGTATCTCCCTTATACTATTATGAAGATAATCTAAAGTCTCAGATATCGTCTGATACTCTGTCAAAGATGGCGGGCGGTACATCAATTGTGGTCTCTTTAATGATTCTATCTCCTGCTCCATCCTTTCTATACGATGCAGCATTGGCAATAAAATCATCTCCAATTGCTCCCTGTCCATTGTCTACCTTCCCAAAACTATTCAAGGCGCGATCTTCTAACTCATCACAAAATGCATCGAGATTACTTAAAATCTCTTGCCTCTTGTTTGTATACTCATTGTAATCAAAATCTTTCATCATTCCTTAAAAGACTACTAATATTTATCCAGACACTACAGGATTACGATAACTCTCAGACAAATATTGCATATTCTCCTTCCTACTGCACCATCGCAAATTATTGACAGCATTATTACTCTTATTCATATCAATATGGTCAATCTCTGCGTGTCCCTCAGGATTCTCAATGAGAGTCTCTGCCACAAGTCTATGCACATAATACCGAATCTGCTTCTGGAATTTCCCATTCTCATCATATAACGAAATATTCACAGCATCATACCTACTCTTCGGTACACCTCCCCTCTTGTGGGGCTTTAATGCATACACATTACCTCTGTCATCCTCACGATGTACTACACCGTCCTCAGAGACATAATACCGTGCGAACTTTGTGGGAAATTTTTTCATGGCGGATTTTTTTATTTTTCCGAAAATCATAACACCTTTTTTGAAATTTATCAAGGTCGTTGGGATACTTTTGTAGACTAACGGGACCCATCGAGTTTTCGCTCGGCCCGCCCGATATAACAAAGGGGGGGCATATTAACTGCCCACCCCTACCCTTACTGTACTGCTGCTAGTTTCTTACTTAGCAGCACCGCTGTGTGTTGCTTAGGGCGATACGGCAAAGTTATAATTTTGCCTGAAGGATGTGCCCATAGTTGATGCTTTGCCCCGTTGCGTTGTTTCACCCATCCGTTGATCTTTGCGATCTTCTGTAGTTGCTTGTCAGTCATGAGTTAGTGTAGAGAATTCAACCGAAGGTGGGGAGGCGATCAATCGCTTCCTGTGCATGGTGCTCAGCGAACACCCCAGCGATGAGGGCAGCAGGGTGACCCTTACCTGTGAGGGGGTTGCTGCTCACCCATACCTGCTCACGGGTGGCAAGGTCAGAGGCAAGGCGGAAGCAGGTGGGGTTGCGCTTGGGCATGGTGTCTGTGTGTTGTCTGGTGTATTGTAGCATGGGGGGCGACCCCTCAGAGGTCTGCCATCATGGCGTTCATCTCGTCTGCATCGATGGCAGGAGAATCCCATGCCACACCGTCAGGGGTGCCGCCAAGGTAGCGACCGATCTGCCCCTGCATCATGCAGCGAACGAACTTCTCCCAGGGGGTCTCATTGTCGCCACAGTACTCAACACATGCGACGGCGGTGTTGTAAAGAAAATCATCGTTGCCAATCCAGAGGGCAGCGTTCCAGGTTTCGTAGGTCGCCCAACCGTTGTAGGTGGAGAGGGTGAGTTCCTTGATCATGGG